CTTTCTTTTATTATCTTTCCCAGTAATATCCTGATCCATCTTCAAGGTATATCTGTAATTTACTTTCCGTTGCTGTAAAATCAGTTATCTTTGATATATCAATCATGTTATTTCTGTAAGTCATTGTTTCGTTCGGAATATCTTTCAAAACATCCGTATAACTTGCATTTGCCTTGTCGTCAAGTTGACGTGTTACATCTTTCAATTCAACCGTGATATATCCGTCTTTTACATACCAACATGCTACATCCGACAATGGAATTGCCTTTTCTAACTGAATAGAATTGATAGCTGTTTTAGTTATAATCTGCTTTGGTGCTGTGGATTTGCCTATTAAAAAAGCACTCATTACGAGTGCTGATGTGATGATAAGATATGTAATTTTGTGTTTCATGGTTCGATTTCCTCCTTGATTTATTACGTGCTCCCTTGTATAATTATTTTACAAAGGAGGCTTTTATTATGGATAAAATTAAAACAAGCGAATTGATTTCAAAATTAGCTTTAGCTTCTGAAGAAGCTTGTAAATGTGAAGATATTAATTTTGAGTTTGCATTTCATGGTGCAATCAAAAAAGATATGAACGACACAATTACAGTTGCAGAAGTTATAAAACTTTTGCGTACTATCAGTGACTTTGATCGCTTTGCTTCTATTCGTACTACTTGTAAAGTATTACAAGAATTAGGCATTATCGAAAACGATGTAGATGTTTTTGATAATACTGCTTTTCGTTCTGAATTAAAGAAAGTATTTGGAAGATAGACTGTCTTAATCGGCAGTCTTTTCTCTTGTTATACCTATATAATCAAGCGTTTTCTTGATATCCGCATGTGAAAAATCTTTTAGCGGCTTAGGCGTAGTTTTCCTCTTACCTTTTAAACCTAAATATTCTTTTGTACTTTCTGTTGTGTGTTTCATCATGATTGTTTCCTCCTTTTAATTTGCGTTTTTTGGTATAAAAATAGCACCTAACAGATTTTAATTTCCGTTAGATGCTATATAAATCGGATTATTTATGTTTTCGATTCGCCCACATAAAGCAGTAATGTGGGCTATTTCCGTAATGTTTGCATTGGCACAAATTCAATTTTTAATTGCATTCCCAATCCAGAAGCAAGTTTCTTTAATAATTTTAAACTTGGGTTTCTCGTTCCATTTTCCAACTTGCTTATATCTGCTTGATCAATTCCTGTACGTGCAGCAAGTTCCTTTTGCGTTAAATTCTGCTCAATCCGTGCATCAATCATAGCACGGATGACATCCATTTCTGGCTGAATGTCATCCCATTCTTTTTTAAAATCAGGATCTTTTAACTGTTCCTGTAAATAATCATCGAATTTCATATTATTCACCATTCCTTTCTATAAAGTCTTTTCTGTACTTTTTCGCTTTTTCAATTTCGCTTGGTGGTGTCTTTTGTGCTTTCTTAACAAATCCATGCGTTAAAATTATTCTCCCTTGATAATAGAAGAAATATAACACTCTTGAAATATCTGTTCCAACTTTTGCACGTAGTTCAAAAATTCCATCTCCTAGATGTTTACTGTAAGGTTCTCTTAGTTGATTACCTTTTTCTTCCAGAAGTTTGATTTCCATTGAGAATTTTGCACGCATTTTGTCGTCAAGACTGTCCAAAAATTCTTTTACAGGAATTTCATCTCCATTTTCGTAAAATTCTGCTTTAAATTCACTCATAAATTTCCTCCGATGTACTTTCTATATGAGTATAATATGGCAATTTTTCCATATTGTCAAGCGCATTTTAATTTCCATTTTTAATTGGTTGTAATAAAATAGCACCCGAAAATTGGGTGCTTTGTTTGGTGTTGGGTGTATTATTTTTGGCGCTTTACTCTTCATCATATTTTGCGTCTATATATGCAATCTGCTCATCGTAATAAGCTCTTGCATTCTCACAACGGAGTTCATAGTTACTTCCGTTTGCTGGATAGCCTTCAGCTTCACACTGTTCAGCTATCTCTTTGCATTCCTCTCTGTACTGCTTTTCGAGTTCGCAGATTTTATCTATATCTGCTTTTGAATATACGTTTGCCTCTGTCATGCTTTGACGCATTTCCTCTATTGTCATGATTTTGTCCTCCTCACATGGTTTTTAGTTTCGCTTGGAGTTCAGCTATTTGAGCTTCTATGGCTTGTTTTTCTTCGTTTACCTTGTTATATTCTGCATCAGGAATCCATTCCATGATTTCTGAAGGTTGGACTTGGAGATATTCGCAGACTTTGTTGATAGTGTCAGAATTTATATTTTCATTCTTTGAAAATCTTGTTGGCATGTTTTGAGACAATCCTGCCATACGCAAATCTTTCCAAGTCATGTTTCTTTCTTTTAAAACATTTGCTAATTTATAATAAACTATCATTATTTCACCTCCATTTTATGCACCTCCATTCTATCACAATGTTTTGTGATTAGCAATAACATTTTATTTTCCATATGTCAATGCATATGGTTTTTCCTTGAACCATTTACGCATATTGTCAGTAAGTCCCCATGAAGTTTGTGCAAAGTCGTTTTGATTGTTTAGCACTTCTTTCATTGCTTCTTTTTTCGCTTTTGCATGTTTAATTGCCATGCTTCTATCTTTCCCCATGATTTTATCCTCCTTTTTAGAAGCTCCAACTATGCTTGAATTTATCAGGTATAGCAGTTACAGTTACAGTTCTACCCCAACAATCGAAGATTTTACCTTCCATTGCACAACCAAACTCATTTGCAGAGTTTGACAGTGTTACTAGCTGAGAAGTAACGGAGCAAATTTCATCTCCGAAAAGCTCAGAGTTGCAGGTGATCTGGTTTGCAAGTTTATGGATTTCATTTTTTCTGAATTTTAACATGTCAATTCCCTCCTTAATTTTAAAAATGCACACTATAAAAAGGGCAAAGTATTTGCCTTGCCCTCTCTAACTATGCATTTTATGGTTGCATACTATTTGTTGTTTTTCTTAGATTTTTTTGTGTATTTGTCAGTTAATACGCTAGGAATATCGGCAGGTTTGATAGTTCCTGCTTCTACCATCCACTCAAAGCCTACACCGTAAAGGTTTTTAAGCGCATTTGTTACGTCATACTTGAGAGCCTTTGTGCCGTTAGACTTTACAACGGTTTTCGTGTCAATCTTCTTACCGATTGACTCAAGAACTGCTATTTCAAACGTTGTACCTGATACATCAAGTTTATAAGCTTTATAGAAGCTTGCCACTGCTATCTTGACATCTTCTAAGCATGTAGCATCTTTCATAGCTTTGCGGAATTTTTTGTCGTGTTCGTTGTACTCAAAAGAAGCCTGTTCTTTGAGTAACTTATCCCACTCAACTTTTAAGCCTTCATTAATGGTTACATAATTAGCACGCATCCGATTGAGGTCATCAACTGTTACGTCAAGGTTAGTACCTTTTTCGAGCATATCGTCAATGGCTGCAATACTGTTATTATTAGCATCAATTTTTGAGCCATAGATTGTATTCAGTTCGGCTTTTTTGATAATGCAACGGAAAAATTCAGAAGTCCGTGTTGATAATGTGCGTGCTGACTGGAAAAAGTCAACTTTAGCGTTGTTTGTTGTTTTACTCATAATATCCTCTTTCTCCGACTTGACGCAATCGGTGCTATGTATTTTTTATTGTGTACGTTGTTATCCTCAGCTTTTAACAGACTTGGAACTGTCAATCTTTGCAGATTGGTAGCTTTATAACGTCCTCCTCACCTTACCTGGTGCGCCTCACACCGTTGTACTTTCGTACACCCCATTCAAATTAATCTTTTTCAGATTATGCGCTAATCTTTTCACGCACTGACACCTTAGTTTTAAGCATGTGCCCCTCTAGCTCTGAATGGATATAGATACAGACTTCAATATGACAATTTAATTACTACAAAGTTATGTAGTAAACCCTTTTCGCCGTTGTGAATGAATCACGTCTACCATTTTCAGATAGAACCCTATCAGACCGCCCAACGGTTAATTGAAGGCTTGTTTTAGTGTCGAGAGTTGGGAACTCGACTCAATCTATTTTTGTCCCGTTTTTCAATGCAAATAGTTATCCGCAAGCCGTAACTTGTTTCATGGTGTAGTTTGTGCCGTAACACTTGCTACCTATTTACAAAGGTACTTTTTAAAGAAGTACAAACTTTTTGTATGGATTTTTTGAAAGAATCGTGATAGACTAGACTTTGTGAGGGTTCAATCTATCACGATTGATTCTTTAGGCTATATATTCAAGATAATCTTGTTCGGTGGCGAATAGTTGGTAGCTATTCGTTGCCGAAATATAGCCCATGTACCCAGTGGGTACTATGTAACCTTTAACCATGTTATCACCTACTTTCTAGCATGGTGTAGGGGTTTTAATGACTTTTCCTTGTCAAGTAAGTTTTGAGATTGAATTGGTAACTATCGGAGTTTGCAATGCCTTAACCGTTTGTTGTGTGGTTCGTATCTCTTAACTTGGTTACATCTTATCACAATGAATTGTGATTGTCAATAAGTTGTTTTATTGTTTTTAAGTTGCTATTTTATGTCTGTCAACCTCTTGACATCTATTATATTATCACCATTTATTGTGATTGTCAATAATAAATTTTTCAAAAATACGATAAAATTATAATACAAACATATGTTCGAATATATTCTGCTCTAATAGTCCAGATCTGATTTTATCGAACATTTGTTCTATTATCAATTCCACGGAAAAATGTAGAAATACCGTAATTATAATAGATCGGGGGTGGCAAAAACTAGATCAAAGCATCTATTTTTCAATACTGGCTATAGCTAGTTCATCTACACACCAACTTAAAAATCCATCACCTCAAAATTCCCTTTAAAATCAAGCAAAATCCCAAATTCCACCCACCAAATCACTTATCGTACCACATATCGTCAAAACCCACTAAAATCAAGCATTCCAGCCACTTTCCAACCTAAAAATCAAAAGCATTTTTATCCAAATTCAACATCAAAAATCAATAATATCCTTAATACATAAGCATTTCTTCGATATCCATTTTTATTAGATTATCAAAACTACATATTTATCATTTAACACAGTTCTAACAAATCATGACCACCATACCAACCAATCTCATATCCCGATTACTAGACTAAATCGCACAAAATCAATCCAAATTTCAATTAAAATATATCCAATAATAAAATATCCATCTAACAACTAAAATCCAAAATCAACCTCATTTTCTTAAATTTAACCCCAACATAAGGGGGTACTCAAAAACCATAGGCAATATTCATATAATCAACTTACTATGCCAATAAAAACAGCGACAAATCCATTACACAAGGACAGTACAACTACTGTCTTATTTTTATGCATAAAATAAAATTAAAACAGAGAATAATTAAATATCATCACACATCAAGAAAGGAACATCAAAAATGAAAATCATCAGATACTCTTCAACGGCTTTTACACCCCAAAAGCAAATACATCATATCCGTATATTCGAAACATGGCAAAATCTGAATCCAAAAGACTATCCTGAAATGGAATATATTATGCAACAATTGAAACAACAACACATTCTTTTCTATAACCAGCATAAAGAAGATTTGCAAGAAGGATTATGGTTCTTTATAGATGGATATAAAGATAATCAATCTCTCAACCATCTCAAACACAAAGTCCCATGTTATGAAGCAGAAATACCAGACAATATAATGGTATATGATTGTAATCTTGAGAAAGTAATCCCATTAACAGATCCATTAGTCTACTGGGCAGGATGTTATATACCTAAAAGATTATGTAATCAAATAACTAATATTAAAAGGAGGAAATTTTAAAGTAGATGAGACAACAAGAAACAATGCATGAAATTCCAAAATATCATAAATCTACCGGCAGTGATATTTCTAAAAGTAAAGCTAAATCAAAACACAAACATCAATATGAAGAATGTTTAACTCAATATAAATTTGATTTTAATGGCAAAACCAGTATACACACAATATTAAGCAGCTATTGTACTATCTGTGGAAAAATAGGTGATACATTAAAAAATGGTGAATGCAACAAAGAATTAAATATCATCAGAGAGCAAAGACAAAAAAGTAAATTATATTATGTACATATACCAGATGAAGAAGTATATGAAAGATTTCATAATAGATTACCAGTATTCTTTGTAAAAGATATTTGTAATAAATATGTAGATTTAAAACAAAACGATACTTCAGAAAGAGAATAATACTATAGACAACTAAATCAACCAAAAATTTAAAGAGTTTGTATGTAGCGTAAGCGAAATACAAACGAAATATTCTTCTCTTGATAATATGAGTCTATATAGATATTGACCTACACAAATCCACACCTGACATGTACCCAAATGAAGAAAATTTTTACTTTTGGGTACGCTATACATGTACCCAAATGAATTTTTGACAATTTCATAAATGTAAAAGTTGACGACTTTTGAAAGCCAAGATGGAGAATATTATTTTAGAATAGAAAGAAGGTGAAAAACAATAATTTGAATTATGTAAAAATCCCACGAGAAATCATTTATGATAAAGATCTCTCGTCTAAACGTGTGATAATCTTCTCATATCTTTGTGCAAGGCGTTCACTTGATGACACAGTGGCATTTTCTACAACTGAACTTTGCCACTGGTCTAAACTGAAACCCAATTACAGGAATGGAAAGATAAATCAAAAATATTATGAAGTTCTATTACTTCTCTCTCACTATGGATATTTTGAATCGTGTCCCGATTTCGAGAAGTGTCTAAAAGAAAATACCAATTCGGTGAAATATCAGCAAGTGCAGCTAAATATTGAGAAATTTGATGTACCTGATAGTTTTGGAATCATCTATTTTGATGAATTGGACAAGATATTGAATTTCAAGGAAGAGTTGAAGGGTAAGGATATAGATCTTGCAAGAATGTCATCTGCTTATATCCTGCTTCTACTCTCTTATATTCGTGTCAATCTGAACCGTATAGAGGATAAACCACTATGCTGTTATCGGTATTTCAAAACCATTTCAGAGGATATTGGACTTTCTGAAAGATATATAGGGCGCATAGTTGACATTTTAGAAAAACTTGAAATTGTGAAATGTCAGCCTATGAAGAGAGAATCTTATATTAAAGATGGTGAGAAAAGATTCCTTACTACCCCAAAGATATTTGTCGATTATAGACATTTTATTCATGATGAACACGGTCAAAGGATTGATGATAAATACAATCCATGTGAGGAAATCAGAAAACAGATAGAGATTTTGGAGAATAATAAAGTATAAGAAACTATTAACGCAGCACTCAAAAAAGGAGTTGATTGCAATGAACAAATTATTTTTAAACAGTAAAGGAGAACTATTAAATGAACAAAACAGTAACTATCGAGTCAAGAAACCATAAATATGCAAATCAGGATGCAGGTATTATCTGCCAGTCTGATTTTGATACAGAATATGAAAGAAGTCATGATGTGGTTAATAGAATTATAGCATCTTGGAAAATTGATGAACAATATAGAAACGAAAGTGTGAATGAATAATATGTATTGTGATTTATGTGGAAGAATTAACGGTCATCTACCTGGCTGTCCAAATGATAAGGAAACAGAAACTACATATCATTGTTCTATATGTGACAATGGAATTTATGAAGGTGAAGAATATATTCAAAATAATTTTGGTGAGTATGCACACTATGATTGTATAACCGGCATTAGACATTTATTGGAATGGTTGGGAACTGAAGTTAAAGAAATGGAGAAATAGAAATTTCATTTGGAGAATATATAAGTGAAACATATTAATTAATTTTATGAAGGAGGAATGAATTATAGGACATTTAAGAAAATCTCAAGAATGGTTTGAGAAAAAAGTACAAGATTATCATCATGGATTAGTTGATATAATTGGAGAATATATTGGTTCAGAAAACCCTATTGACCTTGTTTATCACTGTCCTATTCATGGTGATACATATACAACAATTAATGCTAAAAATATTTGCAAACCATATTTTTTACCATGTAAGAAATGCCAATCTATAAGGAAATCACAGTCTGCAAAGAAAGCTGATAAGAAAAATAAACAGTTTTATTACGACAGATTAGTTAAATACTGTAAAGAACGTGGTGGAAATGTTTTAGAAACAGAATGGACAAGGGCAAAAGATATATATCATTTTAAATGTGAAAATCCAGACCATCCGATTTTTACTACTACTGCTGATGCATTATATAGTGGTGAACATTGGTGTCCATATTGTTCAGGTCGTGCAGGTGATTTTCAAAATGAATTAGCTAAGTTATGTGAAGAAAAAGATGGAAAATTACTTAGTGAATATAAAAGCGCAGGTGAATATGTGACTGTACGATGCAACAAACACAATTATATATGGGATATACTGCCAAATAATATAAAGAAAGGTAGATGGTGTCCTATATGTAATATGGGATTTAATGAAAAGGTTGTATATGATTATTTAATAAATACACATTGTAATTTTGAAATTCAATACTCATTTGATGATTTAATGGGTGATAATAATGAAAAATTACGTTTCGATTTTGCAATTCTAAATTCTGATAATTCTTTAGTTTATCTTATCGAAGTAGATGATGAGGAACATAAAGATCATCATTTTGGTAATTCACCAAGACAAATTCAAAGACAAAAAGCAATACAACGAGATATTCAGAAAAATGAATATTGTAAGAAACATAATATTCCACTTTATCGTATGGAAGTTCCTTTCAGATGTTTTAAAAAGTGGAGCTATGAAGATTATTACAGATATATCAACACAGAGTTAAAAAGATTTGTTGAAATGGCAAACAAACAGGGGGTATAAATGTTAAATACACAGATTAATATGTATTCTGTAGATACAGGTCATTTTTATAGCAATCATGAAAAATACTTACATAAAATGAACTGTAAATACAGACGTGAAAGAAATTATGTAAATAATATGCTTCCAAAATTAGAAGAAGAACTCGTGACGCAAGGTTACAACAAAGATGATTTTTCTAATTGGAAACGTTGTACCGTTGAAGACTACTATGAACAAGAAAATGATTCCGTAAAAGAATATATGAAGTGGTGTCTGATTATAAAACACAAAAGAGAGAAAGCAAATTTATCAAAACAAAAACTTCTGAATCTTTTATCAAACAAGACAATTCAAAAAGAGAATCTATCGAATAAAATCGAGTATTGCAAATCGCATAATATTCCATATAATAAAAAAATCGAATTAAGAGAGTTAGGAAAAGACGAACTAAATGATAATAATATCATTTCAGTATTTGAATCTTCCCTTACACGTATTATCGGCATTAAAAAAGACGAACTAACAGACGCTCTTATTGTAGTTCAAATTTATTATTTTGATGTATTTAAAGATTTATCTTTTTATGGATTTATGTATAATGGCGAAAAATACAGATACTTTACATCTTCTGCTGGTCAAATTCGTAAGAAAAAAGCTGTTTTTATTAAAGAATCAGTATGGAATGAAGTTGAAAAGACAGTCATGTGTGGTCTTACTATTGATAAAATAAACTCAAAGGGTGGAAACAATGTTAATAAACATCTTGCGTATATGGCATTGGCGAATTCAGCTACTGACCAGTGGAATGATTTTGATATAGACAGATGTATTGTTGTAGATGATTTTGAGACGAATGTGCCAGGAGAATTTGATTTTATTGATGAGACTGATTATTCGATTGAGAGAAAAACCGGTACTGTTCCGATTACTCATACTGATGGAGCTGGTATGATATTACCAAGCGTAATGACGAAAAATACAATGTTTCGTGCCCCATGGGTAAAAGGTTTATTGGGAGTATTTGATTTTAAAAAGTTTATTGAAGTAAATAATTGCTCTCCTATTATCACAGATATTTATGGGCAAGACCATGATGTAATTGCTGAAGATATTAGAATAATTTTCACAAAAAGTCAATTTAAGATGTATAAGTTTTACGATTCATGGGATGAGTATAAGACATATTTTAAGCAATATAATTGTCAAGCTGGCAGATGTAACACTGAGGAAGATAGAATTAAAAATGCAAAAATCAATTATCAGATGTTACAAACTCTCACAAATGTAACAGACGAAGAAATTGATTTACTTACAAAAAAGTCTGTGGAGCGAATCACAAATATCTGTAACTCTGTTGATACCATGAAAGATATTCTTGGAATTACACCTTATAATACAAACATGACAGCTTTTCAAAAAGCAGTAAAGATTTACCCTGCTCTACTCAACGATACATATGCAAAAGACGTGATCCGTGAAGTAAAGAATAGCCTTTTAAAAAAATATAGAAGTGGAAAACTTGAAGTAAATGGAAAATATACTTTCTTACTTCCAGATTATTATGCAGCTTGTGAGTATTGGTTTGGACACATTGACACACCTAAAGGATTATTGGCAGACAAAGAGGTATTTTGTTGGTTATTTAAACAATATGATAAACTTGACTGCCTAAGAAGTCCTCACCTCTACAAAGAACATGCTATTCGTTTTAATGTGGCGAATAAAGTATATGAAGAACGAGTTGATAAAATCAGAGAGTGGTTTACAACAAATGCGGTATATACAAGTACATATGACCTGATTAGTAAAATTCTTCAGTTTGATGTTGATGGAGATAAATCATTGGTAGTTGCTGATCCTGATTTTGTAAGAATCGCAGAACGTAATATGAATGGTGTTGTACCACTCTATTATAATATGCGTAAAGCTGAACCAAGAATTTTGAATAATCAGAGTATTTATGAAGGATTAAATGCGGCATTTACAGGTGGAAACATCGGTATTTATAGCAACAATATTTCAAAAATCTGGAATAATGACGTATTTATCAATGGAACAGATAAGGAAAAAGAACATGCAACTAATTGTGTCAAGCGTTTATGTTGCCAGAATAATTTTGTTATTGATTATGCTAAGACATTATATAAGCCTGAGTTTCCAGAAACAATTGGTGAAGAAATTAAAGAGTTTACCAATCAGAAACTTCCTGCATTCTTTGAATATGCAAAAGACAAGGAAAAATCACAAGTTAATGCTAGAAATGATAGTTTTGTAAATAAACTCTACTCTCGTATTCCTAATAAATCAATTAATACAAGAGGTATGAAACTTGGAGAATTAAAATATAAGGATATGATGAAAAATCCTGATATTGTATGTCCTAAAGAAGTATCTGATTTGTATGACGAATTGAATAAGAAGTATCGTTATATGGTAAATATGAAAGATGAATATATAGATAATCTTCATTATGTAGCTTGCTCTATTAGAAATCAATTTGCTGAACTTGGATATTCGGAAGAAATGATTGCTGATATGCTTGTACAGTATTTATATAAGAATAAAAAACGTGCAAAACAATTATTTTGGTTCTGTTATGGAGAATATGTAGTAGAGAATTTGAAGAATAATATTAAATATAAAGAACCAAAAGTCATTCAATGTATTGATTGCGGTGAGTGGTTTGAAGTTGATAAGGATAGCAAACTTATTCGTTGCCCAATTTGTCAAAAGATCGAAAGACGTAGAATTGAACGTGAAAAAAAGAGAAAACAGAGAATGTCCCACCAGTTGACATAGTTAATTTTCGACCACAACCAATGGATTATTATATTTTATCAAAAAATCCATAGTCCATTGAATATGGTCGAAAAATACCCATCAAATGTTTCTTTTAGGGAAGAAAGGTAAAATATGCTTAAACAAGAAATTTGGAAATCAATATTAAATTATGAAGGCTTGTATGAAGTATCTAATAAGGGACAAATTAAATCTGTTGGTAGATATATAAAAAGCAATCATCATAATAATATAAGATTCCAAGAAGAAAAGATACGAAAATTAACAGTTAATAATAAAGGATATGTAACTGTTAGATTGTGTAAAAATGGAAAATATAAGACATTTCTAGTACATAGATTAGTTGCAGAAACCTTTATTCCAAATCCATATGGATATAATGAAGTCAATCATAAAGATGAGGATAAAACACATAATTCGGTAAAAAATTTAGAATGGTGTTCTCACGATTATAATATTCAATATAGTCTTGTTTCTAAAAGGAAACGAAGACGTAAAGATAAAATTGAATTAGAACAGATGATTAACGAAGTTAAACAAAAGAGATTATCACATCGACAATAGTTTATATACTAAAATATTAATTTTAATGATGTGTTTAATTATAAAACGAATTCGTGCAGTTGGGAGGAATGATTATTTTTGACAATTACACAGGAAAAGATTATTAAAGAAATCGCAGAGAAGGAAGATATAAATGTAGCGACAGTCCGTAAAGTGTTCAAAAGGGCAGAGAAATGTATATTCGCCTACCTATCTTCTACTACTCCCACTGATAATACAGTGGTAAAAATTTTAGATGGATTAAGTTTGGAATGTAAATATATTCCAGAAAAAGAAATTCATACATATGATAATATCCAATGTGAGGCAAAAATTTGGACGAAACCAAAAATAACTCGTTATTACAATAGAAAGCTAAATGGATATTTTAATTAAAACAATGAAATCAGCTTTTCTTAGCTGTTAAAACAGAGAAGATATAATTGTTGAGAGACATTATAATATTTCGTCTAACATATGGCTATAAGTTAGTTGCTGTGATGCTATGTGAAAAACTTGTGCATGTGTGATAAAACCAGTTAAGTTCAGCAAGCGAGACTGTACCATGCATTTCTGTGGAAGATATATAGGAATCAAACCTATGGGGAACGATTCGAGGCGTTTTCAAACAGAACAATTCTAAAGTTCATTTCTAAGATTGGTACATATTCATATTGTACTCCTCTTCTTATAGATCGGTGACTGTGCTACAATTCTTGCAGCATGGTTGCCGATTATTCTCTAAAATATATAGCTGGCAGCAGACTGGATGTTTGAGGGAGTCTCATAAACTCTCGAAGCTTGGTTCGATTCCAAGGCGTAGCAACTCGGTTGGCTTGACAACCATTAAGATAGCATATCGTGAGGTATGTAAAGATAGTCTTACACGCTATCGCTGTAGAAATACAGTCAATTCAAGCAAAACTGACATATCGGAGTCTCAAAAGGACTCGTTTCGTATCGGTAACGAAGTAAATCCTATACGGAAATAGTATCGTGAAATAAGGGATGATAAGCACATTCAGGGGCAACCGCTGAGAATGTTGTTTTTGACCGCAAATCAAATAATCCATGCAAACTTATGAAGATATGACGATGAATCAGGAGGATATATAGTCTGAGTGCTTATTACACGATGGCGGTATCCATTTATATGAGTGAACTGGCAACAGCCTAATTAGCTTATGTGAATGTTTAGTAGGGATGATAACCGAAAGATATGATGGTGTGGAGTATTCTTATTCTCAAAAGGAATTGGAGCTTCTGGTGTTGCACATCATCTGTATGAATAACTTTCTATGTATGTGATTTAATAACAATTGATAGCAAATCAAAAATTATTGGATGAATAATTCTTATCAAATTATATAAAAATATTACAGCGAAAGTCAACATCTATGCGTATTGAAAGCGGTTTAATAGTGTAATCTTTGGATAATACACTCACTGAGAAGTCTCGCAAGGCTTTAAAGTGTTTGGTCGAATCTGCACAGTTCTCTTAGCGGAGATTTACGGCAAGGCATTGTCGATGGAATGAGGACATCAGAGTAGATACGTAGAAATAGAGATCAGCCACTCTATAAACAAGGCAATCGTGGAAAATACTATATGTGTGCATTAGCAGCATGTGGTGGATAACGAGAGAATACATAATGCTCGTAAAGATTTCTGAATGTGCGTATAATCTCAGCGCATGTAGAATGTAAGGATCTCATACTTCGGTATGGGATTTTTATTTTGAGTGTGTAGCTCAGCTGGATAGAGCAACG